CTCGGTCAGACCGAGCATGCCGTTCGCGATGCCGGTCGGGGTGCCGTTGGACTCCACGAAGATGGTGCCGAGCCGGTCGAGGTCGTTGCTCGTGGTGCCGGCGCCCGGGTTGGTCGCGGTGCTGTCCATCGTCGTGGTGTTCGTGCTCGGGCGCGTGTGCGTGTGCGTCGTGTTGATCGCCGTGGTGCCGACCGCGCCGTCCGTGGAACCGATCGAGCCCACACCGGCGCTGGTGTTACCGGTGGTCGTGTGGGAGTGCGAGATGTCGTGGCCGTGGGTCGGCACGGTATGCGTGTGACTGGCCGCGCCCCCGAGGGTGCCCGGCTGTGTCGAGGCGGTGGCGATGCCCTTCGGGTACTTCCCGTCCAGGTCGGTGACCCGGCTCCAGCCCGAAGGGATCGTGCCGTTCGTGCTCGGCCACATGAAGATCAGGCCCGCAGGTAGACCGGTGTCGACCACGTCCGACCACGCGGAGATGACGATCGAGCCATCGATCCGGCCGATCGTCCGGGCCCGGTAGTACGAGCAGCACTCTTCCGGGTCGTGATCGCAGTCGGCACCGAGCCCGGTCCGGGGGAAGCTGTAGTCGATGTATTCGGCGCACTCGTCCGACTCCAGCGGCCCGAGCCGGGCGATCGTGGTCGTGGTCGGATCGTCGCTCTCGGCACAGTCGACCCGCTGGATCTCCACGTACCCGACGGCGCCGTCAAAGCCGGTGACCAGCGGGACGCACACCTCGATCGAGTAGAGCGGGGTGTCCTCGATCGGTGTGACGATCGGCGCGTTGGGCTGCTGAATGTCCCCGACGGCGATCGTGAACGCGAGCGTCTCCTCATCCGAGGCGTACGCCGTGTTCGCCCCGAGAGTCGACCAGATCTGCATGTGCGCCGTATACGACCCGTTGCCGAGCGGGGACGTCATCTGATCGGTGTAGGCGCCGGACAGAATGCCCGAGTCCCAGACGATCGTGGCGCCGCTCGTCACCCAGTACCGGTACTGCCGCTGCGCTAGGTCGTCGGTGTCGACCGAGCTCGCATGCAGCGTTGGGGTCGCGGTGTCCGTGACCGCGGTGTTGACGGTGCCGGATCCGTCGATCACCTGAGCGGTGAAGGTCGGCGCCTCCCGGGAGTCGACATCGATGTAGACCTCGGTGATCTTGACGCCCGTGGTGTTCCCGACGATGTGCCCGGCCAGGACTGTCGGGTTGCCGGTCGGAGCGCCGAATCCCCATGCTCCGGTCACGGTCTCCGGGGAGGTCGCGAACTGTGCGGACGCGCCTCCGGTCAGTACGCCGGACTGCAGCCGCACCGCCCACCAGGCATCGCCGTCTTCGCCCCGGATCCGCATCCGGACCTGATGCCGGAGTTCACCGGCCGGTGGCGAGTCAACCGGGGTCTGCAGTACGAGCGGAACGCCGGCACCCGACCAGAGACCATAGGTCGAGTCCGAGTCGTCCGAGGTGACGCCGTGCAGCGTGCCGGACGGGACCGCGCTCCAGCCCGAAGAGGACGAGGTGGCGGACGGGCGAAGGGTGACCACAGTTCCCAAGATCAACGCCTCCGCACGAGAGCAGTCTGAGCGAGGCGTTCGAGGACGGCCTCGGCGGTCTGACCGGCGCTCGATCCGGCACCGTTGATCACAATGGCGCCGGGCATGATCGTCAGTGTGCTGCTCGTGCCAGCCGTGGCCGCTGGGCGGACGCCGAACGCACTGCCTCCGCCGATCCCGCTGGTCAGTGCGCCTAGCGTGCGCTCGATCGACTTGAACTCGCTGTGGAGTCCGGCTTCGTACCCCTGCATGGTCAACTGGCCGGACTTGTAGAGGATCTTCTTGTCGACCTCGGGCGGACCCTTCCAGAAGGGCAGCATGTCCGTGACCTCGTTCAGGATCCCGCGAACCCGCTCGACCCCTCGGTAGATGCCCTGAGCCAGGCCGTTCATGATCTGCACGCCCGCGTTGACCAGCCACCCGCCGGCTCCGGCAAACACGGAGATGATCGTGTTCTGAATGCCAGAGATGATCGAGTGGATCCGGGAGGGCAGGGTGATCAACACGTTCACGATCCCGGCGGCGACCCGCAGTGCGCCGTTGTGCGCCGCTGCGGCGGCGCGGCCCATGATCGTCGCGATGATGCCGGGGGCCGAGATCATCGCGTTGATGATGATCGTCGGGAGTTGCGAGAGGACCTGCCGGAGCCGGACGACGATCATGTTCGCGCCCAGCTCGACGTTTTCCCGGATGTCGTTGAGGGCATCGCTGGTGACCTGCTTCGCCGCTTCCCACGCCATTCGGAACGCTTCGCGGAACGCCTCTTCGAGCCAGGGCTTCGCGGTCTCGTTCCACCAGGGAATGAAGTTCTCCTCCCAGATCCGCTTGATCGCAGCTACGGCCTCATCCCACACGACCTGCAGAAAGTCTTTCAGTGGACCCCATGCGTCCTTGATCGCCTGAACGAGTTCATCGAACTTCTGTTCTAGAAGCTTCGTGTCGTCCTCACCGGCGAACGCCTTCAGCTTGTCCCACACGACCTGAATCGCATCGCCGAGTGGGCCCCATGCCGCCTTGATCCGCTCGATCGCCCCGGTCCCGCCGTCAACGAACGCCATCAGGGAGTCGAGGAACCCACCGAACCTCTCGGTGTTCAAGATCAGCGCGTTGTTCAGGAAACCGAAGATCACGTTCAGCCCGGACAGCATCGGCCCGAGCAACTTCAGTGGACCGAAGATCAGCTTCATGATCGCCGTGGTCGTGTTGTCGATGATGTCCTTGTTCTCGAAGATCGTTCGGAAGAAATCGCCGAGCCAGCGGCCCACGGTCGGGAGGACCTTTGAGAACGCGTCGAATGCTGCGGTGATGCCGGGCATGGCGTCCGCCAGACCGCGTACGACCTCACCGAGGAACAGACCGAGCGCGTCGATCAGCGGCTTGATCGATGGCGCGAGATCTTTGAAGATCCCCTTGAAGTCACCCTTCAGTTCCCGGGCGAGTTCGGTCAGGCCCTTCAGTCCGGCGATGAACGGCTTCAGCAGCGGTTTGGCGGCCTGCTGACCGACTTCCTTGAGGGTCTTCGTGAAGTCCTTGAAAGCGTTCTGAAGGGGCTTGATGTCCTTCAGTGCAACCGCAGCCAGCCCGATCAGCCCCGCACCTACGACGATACCGAGGCCGGATACGACCGCGGCGGCGAGAGTGGGGATGATGACCGTCCCGGCCAGGGCGACCAGCGCGATACCGATGGTGCTCGCCAGCACCGACCCGATCGCCGAGCCTGCCGAAGCCAGCGCGGAGCCGGCCATCCCCGGGAGCTTCGAGAGTCCGTCGGACAGCGTGTCCCGGATCTTGCGGAACGTGTCGCGGCCGAAGCCCCGGTTCACACCGTCACCGAGTGCGCGGCCGACCTTCTCACCCTCACTGACGAAGTGCCCGCGCGAGTCCCGGAGACGGCCGTCCGTGCCGCGCCTCACGCCCTCGCCGAGGGACTCGCCGATCTTCTCGCCCTCACTGACGAAGTGACCGCGAGCATTGCGGAGCCGGCCATCGGCGCCGCGCTTCACGCCCTCGGCGAGTTGCTCGCCGCCCTTCTCTCCCGCCTTGCCCATCGCCTCGGTGTCGACCGGGACCTCAACCGGGTCCGGCTTCACCTTTTTGAGGGCGGCGTTCAGGTCCTTCTCGGTCTGCCGTGCGAAGTCGCGGACGTCACCGACGATCTCGACACCCGCGCGCCCGACATCCGTCATTCCTGCAGCCTACGGGCCGTGATCGTGTCAGGCTATTCGGAAGGCGCGGACATCTCGGATAGGCTAGCCACCATGGACGTGAGCCGTGCCCAACTGTCGAATCTCGGCGATCAGATCACCCTCGACGATCCCGCGTTTCCCTGGCGGGTGCGGGTCACGATGTCAGCCGAAGCTGACCGGCCGAGCCTGACCGCGCTGTCCGTCGAATCGCGGGACGGTAGCCCGATCACCGCAGGCACGCTCGCCCGGATCCCGGTCCGGCAGATCGCCGGAGTCGCGGCCAGCGAGCTGCACGGCGGAGGTGATGAGGCGCATTACCGGATGCTGGCGCGCCCTCGTCCGGACGGCTCTCGTTCCTGGCCGAGCGATCACTTCGAGCGGGTCGCTAGGGTCGCTCGGTGGGCGGCGAAGACTGCGCGCGAGGGCGGCGAGGCCGGGACGGTCGCGGAGTTCTGGCACGTGTGCCCGCGGACGGCGCGGCGCTGGATCGCACAGGCTTCGGTCCCGCCATCTCCGCGAACGCCGCTTGCGCTGCAGCCTTCTCGGCCTTGAGTGCGGCTTCGGGGTCGTAGTTCTTCAGGAACTCCGCCCGACTCTCCTCATCCGCGTTCTCCATCCGCATGAAGTAGATCGCATCGAGGGCCGCGGCGATCGGCATCACGTCCCACCGGAATCCAGCCAGGGTGAGCCTGCCGCTGACCGCTTCCCACTGATGCATCGCCAGCGCGACCAGATACAGCGCCGACTTCAGCGGACGGCCGACTACTTCCTCGATCGCCGCGGTCAACGTCTCGGTCATCTCCGCGCCTGACAGAGTCCCGTCGAGCAACTGCTCATCGAGCACGTCATTCGCGCCGACCGGCAACAGGTCGGTGACGTCCACGTCCCCCATGAGCACTTGCCACCACCGGGCCGCAGACAACCCGGGGATCTCGTACTCACGCCCGCCCAGCTCAACGGTGACGGGCCAGCACCCCATCGAGGCGAGCGGGTCAGCGGTCATTCTTCGCTCAGTACCGGCGGGGCGGTGACCGACTGCGGTCGAGGGATCGAGCCGGCGCGGCCGGTCGAGTCCCGGATGCCCGCACGCATGGCCGAGTCCTTCGCCTCGATGAGCTTGTTGAGCGAGGTCTCAAGCTCCGGCGAGTCGGCCCGGATGTCATCGATCAGCACCATCGCCGTCTCGTAGAACGGCCGGGAGTAGCGCTGCAGCGCTTCGGGAAGGTGCGCGAAAGTCAGCCACTGCAGCGCGTCATGCACTCCGGGACTACGCCCCTCGGTCAGTGCGGCGGCATTCTCTGCGGTGCCGGTCACATGCTCCGGCGGGATCGAACGTCCAAGACTCTTCATCACGTCACCTTCCTTTGAGCCTTCTTTTTCGGGGTCGCGGCACGCTTCTCGGCGCGGTTGTTTGGCTCGGCCTCATCCTCGCCAAACGCTTCGGTTGTGAGCTGAATGATCTTCGCGGTGTCAATCAGGTCGAGCGACCCGTCAAGCCACTCGTCATCGAGCCAGGTCTTATCGGTCTGGTTGAGGATGACCGAATCGATGATCTTGCGAGTCCGCTCGTACGCGATGACCATCTGTTCCGCGTTCCAGGTCGCCGTATCCGAGGCTTCCATCGCTTTCAGGGTCCGGCGCCAGACGATGTACTGCTCCGGGCTCGGGAGCTTCACCCAGATCTCACGACCGCGGAACTGAATCGGCCTCTCGGAGCCCGCGGCGGGGGTCTCGGTTTCACTCATGCTGTCACTCTATCCCGAATGGGTGGACATCTCACGCGCGCGTGCGGGTGTACCGGAAGCTCTCCTGAGCGGAGACCTCTCGCAGTGCATCGGCCAGGAAGGGCCTCCCCGCGCGCGCGGGCTGATGCACGACCTTCGCGTGCACGGTCTTCCCGCCGACCTGAAACTTCAGCATCCCGCCGGCCCGTTTCGGCCTGATCGTCACCGGGCCGCGGCCCTCATGCACTGCCGCCGCGTAGTCCGCTGTGTATTCGACCCGACCCACGACCGTGCTCCCGCGAGCTCCGACGTTCGCCTTACCGGTCGAGCGGAGGTAATTCGTGTCGACCGGGCACAGGATCGCCGAGCGGTTCAGGGTCTTACGGGTCACCCGCGCTACCCGCTTGCGCGCCTCGCTCATCCCCAGTCCATGCAGCTCAGCCCTACTGACCGCTACCCAGTTCGCCATCATCGACCTCCCGGACTCAGTCTAGGGCTTGCGCTCCGGGCGCGGATCCGCGTAAGGTTGCCTCACTGATCACGGAGCGCACGACCGGTCCCCGATCCGAGTCACCGCCGCCAGCGCGAGGGCTTTCAAGAACAAGCTGGAAGTGACCGACGTGCTTGCGGTACGTCTGCCGGGGACCTTCCGGCGGAACTCCGGGTAGCGGGTTGCGATGCAGTGAGGGAACCACCTCGCCGGAGACATCCGGTACACAGGTGAGGCGCGGGATGCCGGCAGACCCCTCGCGAACTGCTGACATGTCCGGAAAGACGGGCCCTGGCTCCGGAGAGTTCTCACGGGAATCCGGCAGGTTGACGGGCGTGAGGCGTGCCGATCGTCCGGCAGCTTAGATCCGCTTCGGCGGGGAGTGTTTCTCGGATGATCAGTGGCACATGAACGGCGGGACTCGGCTTCGGCTGATCCCGCCGTTCTGCTTTTGCCGGCTCTGACGAAACCCGACTGAACTGCCCATTGCGATCATGAGCAGGGGATTCATAAGGTCGAGGGATACCCCGCTTCACTCAGGTAGCGCAACGGCCCCGCTGGTTCGATCCCCGGGGCCGTTGCTGCGTCTCAGGATGCCGGACCGGCCTCGGAGCAATCGCATGCGGGTCCCCGGACCGTGACAGTCATCGCCCCGCCGGTGAGTCGACCGGAGACTTCGAACGGCTGCCAGAGGCCCGGCAGGGTCCACTTCGTCCGGCCGGCACGCGCCTCGATGAAGCAGCAGATCGCACGGCGCATCGCCGCCGCATCGTCCATCACGCCCTCGGTGACCGCTTCCCATTCGTCCTCGGTCGGGATCTCGGTGGCCTCGGGAGTCGGAGCGCACCGGAGTGCGCCCATCTCCAGCGTGATAGCCCATCCGCTCGTGCCCTTCGGCAGGGGTGTCTCATCCTGGCCGGGAAAGGCCGTGGACGAGGGCCCGAACGTCACGACCCGCACCCACGCGAGGCCTTCACAGCCCTCGTCCCGTTGCTGCGTGAGATACGCGGCCACCTCGGTACCAGGGCGGAGGTGAACGTTCAGCGGAGGATCGGGGACCTTCGCGAGCTCCTGCTCGAAGCAGGCTTTCAGCTCACGCGCCAGCGGCATCACCACCGGGTCACTGATGCTCATCACGCACCCCAGACCGTGAACCGGTCGCCATACTCGGGCAGATCGAGCGAGAGCACCACCGGCGGAGACTTCAGTCGGCCAGGGTTGAGGGCCGCAACCACATCGTCCACTTCCTTCAGCCCGGTAGTGCCGGCCGCAGCATCGACCGCCTCTACCTCCACATCGATGCCCTGCCGAGAGAGGCGGGTCATCCTGGCCGGGAGCTTGCACGGGCCACCCGTGATCGCCTTGGCGTACTCACACGCGAGCATCGCCGCAGCGATCCGGAGCGAGATCGGGATCGCCCGGCCGTAGCCGTAGGTCACGGAGAAGGTGTCGTCCTCGGAGGTACTCGCGGTCATGTTCTGGCAACTCGGCCAGCACAGCCCATCGGTGCGCACGAGCAGGTAGGCGCCCTGACTCACATCGACCCGGTAGGCCGAGGACGAGATCGTCTCGCCGTCCACCAGAACCTCGGTGACCTCGGCGACCGGGCCTCGGAGCACGATCGAGCAGCCACCGGAGTTGCAGCACGAGCCGCAGTCGGAGTTGAACCACTGGCCGCCGAACAGGAACGGGCCCATCGGGTACCCGTCACTACTGCCCTGACCGGGCCAGACGGGGTACGCCTGATACTGCGCCGGAGTGCACTTCGATTGCGAGGGGCGCACGGTGATTGGGCAGATACCGTACCGGCGTCCGGTCGCGGCCCAGAGGAACAGGTACGAGAGTTGCAGTGCGGCTTCCTGAGTCTCCTCCGGGTAATCCGCCCAGTCTGAGCACACTCCGAGCGACTCGGGGTCGATGTCCCATCCGCACAGTCCCGAACTCGTCTCCGGGTCCGGGGTGATGCCGACGGCGCTGATCGTGTAGTCGATCGTGAGTGCGGCACTGCCCTCGTTTGGCGTGAGTGCCGGCGCCTCGCCGGTAGTGCTCAGCGTGAGCACGAGCCCGACCGCGGCACTGCCCTCGGCTACGTCCGCGGTCGCGGTGAAGACGACGTCCACGAAGTAGCACCCGGAGTTGAATCCGTTGGACGGGTAGGCCGGCGCGGCTCCGATGTTGAACGAGCCTTGTGAGATCGTGCCGATCCCGATGTCGTACCCGGCCGGAGGGGCGAACAGGTTGCCGCTGGTCAGTCCGCCCGTGACGAACTCAGCGAACGACCCGGTACTGACGTAGTGCCCGGCACTGTTGTGCATCGCGACCCGGTACGCCGTGCCCGCGGTGACGTTGACCGGGGTGATCGGTATGACGTTCCAGGCGCCGGGGGTCGCCGCTCCGGCCAGCACGCCCGAACCCAGCAGCGTGCCCGTGCCGGATCCCTCCGGGTCATCATCGGCCGTAGGCAGGTAGAGACTTCCGGTGTACGTGCCTTCGACGTCTGTGGTGGCGTAGAAGCGGATGGCCGAGACGACCCCGTCCACGGCCGGAATGAACGTCGTACCGGTCGTGATGCCGCCGGCCTCTACGACATTGGGGGATCCGGGTGTCTGTGAGGTGAAGATCGATTCAGTCATCTCTCGTCCCCTACTCGTTCACCGGGACGGGCGTACCGTCATCAGCCCAGACGTTACCCGAGTAGACGTTGCCGTTGGCCGCGAGGAACGACGTCACCGTGCCGAACACGCCGCCCTTCAGGGTCTCCGGGTCGCGCGCGAGCGTGTTGCCCGTGAAGACGATGTTGGTCGGGTCGTCTCCGAAGTTGGCACCGGGGTTGTGTCCGAGTGAGACGGAGTACCCACCACCCGTTACCGGGAAGTAGTTGCCGGTCATCGTAATGTCGAGCAGCTCACTGAAGTCCCCGAACAGGTTCAGGTTGTTCGAGGGCCCTCCACCGTTGCCGTTGTCCACCACGTCACAGACGATCGTGTTGTGCGTGAGGGTGATGTCGTGCCCACCGGAACAGAGGAAGCCGCCGGCGTGGTCGGGACCGTCCTCGCTGATCCGCTGGCCGTGAAGGTACGAGTCTTCGACCAGGACGTTGATCGAGGCGTTGACGCCGGTGATGCCGCCCTCAATGTCGCAACGCCTGATCGTCATGTTCTGGAAGCCGACCGCCGCATTCGGCCAGGTAGTTGCATCGACGTGGCAGTCCTCCATCAGCAACTCGGCGTTGACCGAGTCGATGTCGATGTGCCCGTTGATCTTGCAGCGCCGCAGCGTGACCGAGGCTGAGTCGTAGATCCGGACGTCCCCGTTGAGGAGCATGTCCTCGATGACCACGACCGTATCGCCTTGAAAACCCTCTGGACCTTCGTAGAGGTCGAGATCGTCCTCGGTCATGCCGACGCCGGCTAGACCCGTGTTCGCGGCCTCCGGGAAACCGGCCGGCACGTCCGGGCTGATCTCGGCGGAGAGCGTGACGCCGGAGATGTGAAACCGGCCATCCGCGCTGAAGAGCAGGTCGCCGGTGAGCTCGAAGCTGCCGTAGAAGGTGCCGACCATGGCCGCGCTGAACACGAGCAGGTGACTCGCGGTCCCGCCGTTCGTGCCGGTGAACTCCAGCGGCTGACCGATCGCCGTGAGTACCCCGTCAACGGGGCCCGTCCAACTCGGCCGGACACGCGAGTCCGAGATCTGATCGGCCGCGTCCGGGCCGTTGCCGATACCGAACCACAACGGGGCCGCGGCCCCGAGGTCGAGTAGAGCGGTCAGTCCCGCCGTGTTCAGTGGCATTACCGGCTCGACTTGAGGAGAAGGTGATCAGGAGAGATCTCCCGTAGGGCCTGTTCCAAGTCAGCGATCCTCTCCCGGTAAAACCGCCGTTGCAGCATCTCAGCCATGTTCTCACGATGCGTGGTCAGTTGGAGATGATCAGGGTTGATACATGCCGGCCGAGCGCATTTGTGATGCACGGGCTCACGTCCGAGAGGCTGCCCGAGCACCGCTTCGGTGATCTTCCGGTGAACCAGTCCAGCCTTACCGCCCTGGCCCATCATCGGATAGCCAGCATTGTTCTTCGCGAACTTCCATAGCCAGCATCCATCCGGGGTGATCTCCGACGCCTTTCGGGCCTCCATCAAGATCACCTCCAAGTTCCCGTCATCGAGAGCGTTTCGGATGGGCATGCGCCGATGCCTACCCTTACAGTCGGTTTTGGAACAAAACCGACTTCTTTTATCTCCCGTGTATTTATCGCCACAAACTTCACAAACCAAGTCTTTGCCTTGGTTCAAGCGCCAGTGCGTGTTACAGAAACCCTTGGCTCGATAGCGTCTCGTGCACCCTTCGATCGTGCAGTACATCTGACGATTGATGTAGTAGTGCTTAGGGCACCAACCGTGAGCAACTGGCTTGCGGTCACAGTCGTCAATAGAGCATGTCTCCCCCATGCGTTCATTCTACTCACCGCGACCGGTTATCATCTAGGCCGGTGACGACCCCGTGATCGTGAAAGATGTGAGGTTGAACTGCCCTTCGCCGTTAAAAACTTGATCGCCGGTGATGGCATCGAAACCGTAGAACGTGCCGGCCGCACTCGCACTGAAGAACAGGGCATGTGTGGCGCCGGCTGCTGGCGTTCCGGTGAAGGCGTAGGGGACTCCGGTCGCGGTGATCACGCCGCTCGCGACCGTGTCCGTGACGAGCACTCGGGCGGTCGAGGTCTCATCGGCGGAGGTCGGACCGTCTCCGATGGCCACGTAGAGGACGGCTTCGTTCCCGTCTTCCAGTACCGCGTTGATGCCGGCGGTATTCAATCCCATGTCTCATGTCCTCCTGGCCGATGCGCAAGGTCAGGATACGTCACCATGCCTGCTCAGCGGGCAAGTCTCTTCGCACCTCTTGAGACCTTGCGCGGATGCGTGTAAGGTTAGGGCATGAGCAAGAACACCGAGTACCTGAACGCCAACCTCCGCACCGCGTTCGCGGACGTCCTGAGGGACCGGACGCTGAAGCAGGGCGAGAAGGTGGACGCGTTGATCGAGCTCGTGGACGGGATGCTCGGTGACGTGGCCGGGGTGAGTTTCAACGGGGTCAACGGCGCGGTGCGCACCGAGTTCCGCAATGACCGCGATCTCGACGTCAACTACGACGCGAACGAGCGCATCGAGTCGATCGACTTCAACCGGCCGGGCATGACCGACTTCCACTTCTACGCCTAGGGGCGCACATGAACGGCGACATGATCCTGGCACTGTTCATCCTGCTCGTGGTCATCCCGGCGCTCGGCGGTCTGCTGGCCGTAGTGCTCGAATGGGGAGTCGGGAGGCGGAAGTGAGGTACGAAGAGGTCTACTGCCGCGATTGCGGGCACTCCGGCCGGGTCCACTCCCGCAACGGGTGCGAGGACTCACCGTGCAAGTGCCGCAAGACGTACAACGAAGTTCAGCGAGAGCACTATGACCGCTGACCTGGCGATCGTCCTGTTTCTTGTATTCGTAGTCTGTCCGGCGATAGGTGCTCTCTTAGCAGTCGTTCTGTACCATTTCGCGGTCAAGTAGCACAGAAGCGCCCCGCCGGATCCGGCGGGGCGTTCTTCATTTCACCTCTTGCAACCTTGCGCGGATCCGTGTAAGGTTAGGGTATGAGCAACGAGGTCGAGTACACCACCGAGGGCCTGATGGCCATGGCCGCTAAGAAGACCGAAGCTATCGGCAACCTGGCCTCCGCCGTTGAGTACGGCTACATCGCCACCATCAACCGCAGCACCCCCGAGACCCTCGCCGAGATCATCGCCGAAGACGGCGAGCGCTTCTACGTGATCGTCAAGGCCGACGGACGCACCTTCTGCCGCGGCTTCGAGGTCAGCAGCACCGCTCGCGACCTCATCGCCGCCTCGATCGCCAACTTCAGCACCCGCCACTGATCGCTGACACAGAAACGCCCCGCCGGATCCGGCGGGGCGTTTCGTTTGTGCTGCTCAACTCGTTACGAGCTGAGTGACTGGCATCCGCAGGACGCCTCCGGCGGGGCGAGGGTCGTCCAGATCGGGAGGTGATGCGTGTCCGACTCCAGCGCCGTGAAGAGCGGAGCTGGCGCGTCCGTGAGATCCCGCACCACGTCGTACGGACCGACACCCCACGGCGTGCCCTTGCGGGTACGGCCGACCACCGTGAAGGTGATCAGCGCGTTGGTGATGACGATGTCCTCCATTAGGGCACCCTCGACCACCCACGGGAGCAGGTTGTACCCGAAGAACGGGTACCCGTCGGCCTCGCACTCGTCCTCGGCGTTGCCCATCCACGCTTCGAGAGCGAAGTTGGCCGTCGCGAACTCGGACTCGGTGACCGGGAAGCCGATGACCCTGCCCTGATCGTCCTCGTAGCCGGAGAGGCCCGTGATGATCGTGAAGAGCTCCGGGTCGACCTCCTGGAAAACCATCGTCACGTCGTACCAGTTCAGCGAGGGAGCACCGCGCTGGTTGACGATCATCCGGCCAGAGGCACCCCTCTGCTGGAACTGTTCGCCCTCGGTGACGTTCGGGGTCATCGTGATCGACACGAACCCGTCACTGACCGCGTAGGCGCAGTCTCCGTATTCAGGGTTCCCGCACTCATCGAGGCGGGTGACACGCATGGTGTCGCCCTGGAGAGGCTTGAAGCAAGCAAGGTTGGTCATGAGGAAGTCACCTCTTCCAGGGGGTCGAACTCCACCGAGCCGGCGAAGCAGTCGAAGCCGATCGCGTAGGTGCGTTCGGCCAGCAGGAGGCGCTCATTGGTCACCCGGTCGAGCGCCGAGACGACGGTTGCCTCCGAGCGCCACACGGTCGTCTGACCAGTGATGATCATCGACCCGGCCGGGTAGGCGCCGAACACCCAGACCGAACCCATCGGAGTGACCCGGCGGATCCCGTTGCGCTCCACGAGCATGCCCTCGGAGGCCGCGAACGCCGCGACCTCGATGGGCGCGTGGATGTAGGCCACGCCGCCGTAGCCCTGGGTGAAGTACGCGTACCGCTCCAGCGCCGCCACGGCCTCGGAGACCGTGTCCGGAGTGAAGCTGAGACCGATGTCCACGGCCTCGCCGGACAGCGAGCGGATGTCGAGTGAGTTGCCCTCGAAGTCGAGTCCCGACCACAGCGCCGTCTCGACCGTGGACTGTTCGTCCGACTCCAGCCGGCGCAGCACTTTGGCCCGGAGCGTGGCTTCGTCGTATCCGGGTGCGCCACAGTTCAGCGTGGACAGGACCGCGAAAACGCCGGTCGAGACCTCGTCATCGTCGGTGTCGATCGGCTTGTCCGGCGGGGTTGCCGGGGCCTCATAGCAGGCGACTCCGTAGGCGTAGGCCGAGCCGCACCCGTTGGGCACGTACCGGACCCCGCCACCCTGGCCGTGGGTCGGAAGGTCGAGCGGCCCGGAGGCCGCATCGAGCAACCCGTAGCGCCGGCCGAGCGGTTCCGGTGCCGGGACAACGAGTCCTGGAATGATCGTCATGTCTGTCTCACCCCCTTCAGGTGATGCCTTGCTGGCCGATCGGCCAGCAAGGGCAACGGAAGTGAGGTCAGGAGATCAGGCCGGTGACGCCGATGGGGGAGAGCGGGGTCGTGTAGACCAGGCTCTGAGCGCACATCTGCATGACGTTGAAACCGTCCTCGACGAACAGGGCGGTGAACTGGTTCTGGGTCAGGAGCGCGTTGTCGTACACGGTGTCGAGGTTGACGACATCGTTGACCGGCTTCACCCACGTACCGGCCGGGTACAGCAGGAAGCGGACGTTGGCCGGGTAGACGATCAGCGGGGTCGCGCCGCCGGGGCCGCCGGACTGTCCGGAGAACGCGTCCTGCCAGTCGTAGACGAAGTGCGGCGCGATGTTGCGCACCCGGAACCACGCCAGGATCTCGGCGTCCGTGACCGCGAGCTCCGCGACACCGTTGCGGCGGGAGATCGCCGCGCGGATCGGGCCGAGCGCCCAGACCGGGAGCACCAGCTCGAGGTCCGCGGTCGTGCTCATGCGGTGCCGGTAACGCAGGTCGATCGCCGCCAGCTCCACGGCGTAGAGGATCTGCGAGGCTCCGTCCGTGTTCGCGGTGACCGCGGCGATGGTGCCGCCGGCATCCGACTGGGTCTCGATCCGGCTGATGACGGACTGGTTGACCTTGTGCGCGAGCGCGACGATCGCCTGCGAGCTGAACTGCTCCACGGCCTCCGGGTAACCGCGACGCTGCAGCAGCGCACCGGTGATGCAGAGGTACGCGACGTCGAGCCGGACCTCTACGAAGTCCGGGCACGGGATCTCGATGCAGACCTTGTCGACACCGTTCTCCACGTCGTACTCCGAGAGGATGACGTCTCCGTCATCGCCGATGGAGTCCCAGATCGTCGAGAAGTCGGGGCCACCGTTCTCCGGGATGTTGAAGCCACCGCGGGACGCCTGAACCTCCGGCAGGTCGAGCATGCCGTCCAAGGTCGCGAGCGAGCACAGGTCGTAGATGTTCTCGGACGGGGCGCACCAGCCCGCCGCAGCGGTCAGCGCCTGTCCGGCCTTGATCTTCTGCGCCATCGACTCGAAGAGCGAGCCACCCGGGAGACGGGTCTGGTTGCGCGCGTATTCGATGACCCGAGCGGCGGAGCCCGGTTCGGTGATCCGGAGGTCGTCCGGGAATTCACGCTTGATCGAGACGATGCCGTGCCGGTTGAAGGTCCGGCCGTTCATCTTGAAGCGGTTCTTCGCGACCGGGGTGTTCTTGCCGGACTTCGTGCTGGAGGAGTACGACCACAGCCGCTTCGCGACCATGCCCGCGGCCTCGCCGAACGAGGAGATCTCGGCACCGGCGTTGGCCACGTCCGAGGACGCCACCAGGGTCGCGAAGCGCTGCTCCGGGACATTGACCGGCTCTTCGATCGTGCTCGTGCGCACCGCGGCCACGACTGCGGCCGGCGCGACGGCGACCGGGGCCGGGGTCGGCGGGGTGACCTCGAGCACGGGGGCCGGCTCGACGACCGGGGCGACCTCGACCGGCGCGGTGGTGAACGCGGTGAGCTCGGCACGGTTGGCGGCGAACTCCGCGGCTTCGTCGGTCCGGCGCTTGTCCTCTGCGGTGACGCTCTTCGCGAGGGCCGCAGCCTCGGACATCGAGGCGAAGTCGGCGGAGTCGTCACCGTTGACGGCGACAGCGTGCGCGGTGACCGCGGTACGGAAGGCGGCGAACTCCTCGGCGCTGAGCGCCTTCAGGTCCTCCGGGATGGGAAGCGAGAACTTCATGCTGACTCCCTGAGTGATCATCGCCCGGCCGGTTCGAAACGCAGTCACCAGGGGTGTTGTCGCGATCTTACACAGACGTGCGCGACATCCGATATGGGATGTCCTACCCTTGGCCGATGATCGGTCGCATCGGGATAGGCGCGTTGCTCGTGTTCGCCGCGGTGTCCGGCGCCATCACCGGGGCCGCGCTCGTGCTGCTGATGCTGGCCTAACCACCCCCTCTTGCAACCTTGCGCGGATGCGTGTAAGGTTCATCTCATGGCGGAGACGTGGACGACCCGGGACGCAATCGAGAAGCACATAAAGAACTGCTCGGGCATCGCGAAGTGCAAACACCGGACGAAGCAACGCAACGAGAACGGCGACTGTTACGACTGCGACGGCGAGGGCGAAATGATGTGCCCCTGTCAGGGCGACGACTTCAATCACCTGTTCACCTGAGAGCACAGGCGAGGGGCCCGGGTCAACAATGATCCAGGCCCCTCGCGTTACCGCGCAGAACGGGGGCACTACGCGGCAGGCTTGATGACCCTGCTCCCAGGATTCTTGGCGGAGAACGCCAACGCCTCGGCCTCGGTCGCCTTGCTGATCCTCATACCGCCCTTGAGTTCGACCTGAACTTTCTTCTTCTTACATGCGCACGCCACGTCACGCCTCCAACAGAATCGCGGCCAGGGAGGAGCGCGCGTCTTCCCGGAGCACCCGATCGAGTTCCTCGCGGGCCCCGATCCGGGCCATCTCTTCGCGCACGAGGGCCCCGACGTCCACCGCCTCGACCAGCACTTCCGTGACTTCCGGGGAGACATCCGTGACTTCCGGTTCCGGTGACAGCGACGCTACAAGCGCGACCTGACGACCCGAACGCGAGAACGTCTCGACCGGGAAACCGGGCTCCGAGAGCGCACCCATGCCCGGAGGGAGTGCCAGCACCTCAACGAGCGAGAGACCGTTCGCCGTCTCGCGCCAGTCCCCCGATACCTTGCGCCGGCTCATGATCGCCTTGTCGCCCTCGGAGATCCCTTCACTCAGGACACCCGCCAAAGCGATACCGAACTGATCCGGGTAAGCGCGCACGTAGGCGACGACCGCCTTCCCGTCGTACGCGTTCATCGCGGCACCCGCGGTCATCGAGAGCGGCGCGTGCGCCCCGCCGGCCGTGATGCGCCCTGCCCAGATCACACCGTCCTCGGTCTCGACCGGGAACCGGTTGAACGCCGCGCCCTCGTCATCGAACGGCGGAGGAGTGATGCACACGCCCGGATACCCGACGTGACAGGTCCCCCACACTGCAGCGTGCCCGTACACCCGGCCGGTCTCGAAGTCGTACGTGATCGGCGTAGGCCCGGTCAGCGTGCCCCCGTCGAAATCAGCGATCCGGGGTCGAGCCGGCGCGGCGACCGAAGCGACAAGCGCATACGCATCAGAGGGCACCTCGCTCGGCATCAACTCCAGCGGCCGGGGTGTCTCCACGAAAGCAGGGATCGACACGAGCGTTGCGGCCCTGATCCGGCCAGAGGTGACCAGCAACTCCAGCTTGGGGTCCTCGCCGTTCAGTGCGAAGTGCGCGGCGATGCCTTCCGGGGTCGCGCGGTCGTTCGTGCCGGCGTAGACCGGGACACCGACGAAGTTGTCCGGATCGACCGAGGGCCCGAGCGTGCCGTTGCTGATCAAGTGCATCGCCTCGGCGACATCCTGAGCCAGGCGTGGCATCCTCTCCCGGTCGATGTCGTCGTGGAACTCGCCGGATGCCCAGACGCCCATGTCTCCGACGTCCATGCCGGCAACCCGGTCCGCGCTGATCCAGCCGTTCTCGATGGCCTGCCCGACGGTGCCGATGTTCGCCTCTTGGACGGCGCCGACCGAGACGGCGCCGTTGTGGCCGTCCCCGCGCTCCCGCACCCACTCGAACGGGAACGGAGTATCGGCCAGGGACACCGCACCCTCGGCGAAACGCCGGCCGTCCCCCGTGCTGGCGTTGATCGGCGCAAGCAACGTGCGGAACCTCGTGCCCATGCTCATGCCCCCTTTCTATCGGTCACGATACTGCCGATTCGTGTAGTCGATCTCTTCGAGTGGCTCGGTCATGAGCATGGTGCATCGGCACCCGATGACCTCTTGTGGCGGACCGGACGGATCGCCCGGAAACATGAGCGGGAAGCCCCCGACGATGAACGGCTGGTCGAGCGGCACACGCTGGCCGTCGGCCTCGCGGTGTGTCTCTCGGGTCCGGCCGTCTCCGACCGTGGCCACCCAGACCTTCTCGAAGTCGCCGCCCTCGTCCTTCGCCATCTCCTGGAACGATTCCAACCTGGCCGAGTTCAGCGCACCGATGGCCTCGGTGCGAGCGATCATCGTTGCCCGGTTCGGCCAGCGCTCGGAGCCCGCGGTGTCGAGGGTCTCGGCGATCCGGGCGGACAGTTCCGGGATCCCGTCACCGAGGTTCACGCCCTCGGCGACCTGTCCCGCGATCAGGTCGTAGACCTCGTCCGGCACGCGCACGAGTCGGTTACGCACCTCGGCGAGATACCGAGTCATGAACACCCGCGCTTCGTACGGGAAGTCCGAACCCATGGTCGACTCGTACACACGCTGAATCGCGGGCAGGATCGTCCGGTCCACCAGGTCCCGCCAGGACGGCGCCTCGGCCCACACTGCATCGAGATCCGGCCGTTGCCCTTCGCGCAGCACGCGCCGACTCAACCGGATCAACCAGTCCGAGAGCGCCGCCCAGACCGCCTCACGGATCGAGCGCTCCGCCGCATCCGGATCCGGCGCCGTCATCGGATGACCGCCATCGTGGTCACGTAGGCGACACAGGTCGCGAGATACAGCAGGCCGACCACGTACGCGGCGATCCAGCCCGGATCACGGCGCCGCGCGATCAGGTAGGCATGGCCAGGGCCGCGATCACCCACACGACCCAGATCAACGTGTACCCGGTCACCCACGCCGCCACCCGCCACGTCACGCACCCCTCACCTCGGCCATCGTCCACGGGAACACGGGTGCCGGCGCCCCGCTCTCCGGCCAGGGATAGTGCGGCACGGCGCCCCGCTCATTCAGGTACTCACGCGCCTCGACCGGGTCGGCCGGGTAGAACCAGCACTCTTGGTCCTCGGCGTTGCGGCAGACCATCGCCATCCGCGGTTCGGTGCCGCTCATGCCGCGACCGCCTCGGGAAACGGGAACGGAAGCGGAGGTTCCGGCCACTCCCACAATTCAGCCATAGTCGCCCGGACACTCAGGATGTAGTCGATATGCCGGTCGATGACCCGATTCTGTGCATCAAGCCCCAACTGATCAGGCGTCTGATCGACACGCAGCATGAGTGCCCATTCACCCAACCAACTGATGATCATTCCTCGCGCGCTCTCACGAACCTCGTCATCGGTCATGCCGCGACCGCCTCCTGTTCGATCAGACCCTCGCCGCGGTTGGCGATGCGGAGCGCCTCGAAGAGCAGGTCATCGTGGTGGCGCATACCGCGGGTCAGCAGTTCGGACACGTAGCCGGACAACAACCGTTCGTAACTGGCGGGGTCCCGGATACCGAGGTCTGCCGCTGCGGCCGGGACGTGGTTCCAGGCGCCCTCGGTGACTTTCTCCGCCCTGGCCGGGGTGATCGCCCCGACATGGAAGTGGAGCTCGTGACGAGGGACGTCCGCCCATCGGCCATGACGCTCGGCGGGGGTGGCGAGGCGGCCCCCGGCCAACTCAAGGGCACGGAACACGATCAACTTCGAGGCCGCGTTCATGACCGCTCGGCGACCCTCCGAAGCGCTCAACGCGTGCATCCGGCGATCGAGCGATGCGGTGAGCGCGGGAACGTCCGGCGCGGCCCCGGCGTTCGGAGGCCCGTCCTGCCCGCTCAGCTCGTCCGTGACGGCCTCAACGGGTTCAGGTGAGGGTTCCGGTAGGGCAGCGACCTCCGGCAGCCCTAGGGCCCGCTGAACGGCTGGATCCCGGATCAGGGTCGGGTCGAGCTTCACGACCTCCCATAGCCGCTGCACGGTGAGCTCGTCCGCGGTCGGCATCTGCTCCTCGGAGAACGCGCCGGCCTTGACGACCTCGACATCCGAGAGCAGCGAGCGATCGTGCAGCTGAAGCGCCTCTTCGAGTCGGTTCGGGCGCGCGGCCAGGGACGAGGTGTCGAAGCTGAATGCGTACTTCTCGACGTCCGTGATGCCCATCGAGATCAGCGCCGGATGCAGGAAGCCCCGAGTCAGGGCATCGGCGATCAGCCCGAGGTACCCCTTGATCCACCGGGTCCCCTCTTCGGAGATCAACCAGGCTGTCCAGTGGTTCGCGTCCCCGATCCCGGTCAGCACCTCGGACGGGATCTCGGCGGACCGGGCGACCCGCAAGATCGCCTTGTCCTTCATGTCGCCGATGTTCTCCGAGAGATCCGACCAGAACGTGATGGGTTTGATCTGGTCTACGTACTGCATCAGCTCAGCGGGCAACGACACGATGATCGGAACCATCGCACTGGCCGTGGACTGATCCCGCATGCTGGCCGCCGCCGCGCGCTGGATATAGGCCATGAAACCAGCGATGCCGGGAGGGTCGTTCTCGTCCCGCGGGAAGTCGGCCTCCGCCGGAACGAACATGAGACCGGCGCCGGTGAGCCGCGAGTCGAGTTCGGCGAACTCGCGCTTCGTCAGCAGCTCGATCTCACGTAGCGGCACGATCGCCGCCCGGGTGTACGAGTCGGCTTGATCGATGTCGTTGGGATGCGAACGCCAGCACCGGATCAGGAAGTCGACGCCGTCCTGAAGGACGAGTTCCGATCCGCCTCGGTGCCGCGGTCGGCGCACCGCGATCTTTCCGCCCTTGCCGCCGATGCGCTTCAGGGCCGAGTTCGTCACCACGAACCACGATCCGCGCGCCTCTTCAGGCTTCGCCGCCGCGCCCTCGCCGATGATCCAGCACTCACCGGACACCGCGAGGTCCACGCCCATCAGGCGGAGGTTCTCGTCCCTGGCCGACCCGGTGCCGAGCGGGACCGCGGCAAGCTGCCGGATCTTCTCGTCCTCGGTCTCGCCCGTCTCCTCGCCGGTCTCATCGACCTCGGTGACGAACAACCGAGCTTGAGCGATCGAGTCCCCGATCCGTCCGGCCAGGAACCTCTGTTCCCCCACGATGTCGTAGAGCCGCCAGGCTTCCTGCTGCCACGTCTGCGGCCCGATCTTCCAGGTCGACCACGAGGACGACGTCCCGAGGTCGATGACCGCTGTAGCCGCGGTCATGGCGCGCGGCGACTCGACCGGTCCGTCCTGCTTCAGTCGCCGAAGCGCCACTCGTACCTCCCGGTTGTGTGATCCCTGCGCCAGAGTACGGCCTTGACCTGCTCGTCCGCCTCACTCCGGTCATTTGATCATTCCGACGGCCGACCGACACCGCTGATCATGCCGACGACCTGTGAGATCGCCAGCCAGAGCGCTCCGCCCAGCATGACCGGCTCGCGACCATATGCCCAGGCCAGAGGCACTATTGCCCCTGAAATCCACACGCTCACGCACCACGGGCACCCGATCAGATCGGCCAGGAACTGCCCAAGCGTCCTAGGCCGATCGTCCAGCCACACCAGGAACCGCTCCCGCACCCCATCGAAGATCGAGTCACTGACGATGAACCCGGTCACCCGAGCGACGGCCAGGGTGTAGGTCACCACGACCCACTCGACCGGCAGGGTCTGCAGATAGTTGCTCACTCAAAGATCCCCTTGTTCGTAGTTGCCGTGTCAATCATCGCGCCTTCTTTCCCTTCGCCTCCACTGGATCCGCCGTGACGCTGTCCGACGAGAGAGGGGGTCCTATTTCATAGAGACCCCCATCTCACGGTCAGGTCCGCGTCCACGGTCAGGTGAAACAGTATTTGACCTGCAATTTTGCACCTTCGAAAATGATCTTCAGGTCAGGTCGCGGTACGGTCAGGTCACGGTCAGGG